GTAGGTGACCAACAAGCGAACAGATGGACCTACAGAGAGGTTGGTTTCCTCTCTAGCCATTTGTACATGTGTCAGTGCAATCTTAGAAAATTGTGACCATCGTAAAAGATCCTGCAGGGAGCCAATCCCTACAAGTAAAAACCGATGGTTATTAACCAAAACTTGCAGAGATTGAATCTCCTGACAACGACCTCGAAAGGCCGCTCAGACGGGCACGCGTCTGACTGTGTGTATGTTTATAGACATACCTGTCTTTTGTAACGCAAAATAGATACCCTACGAGATGTTATACTCGTATAAGATAGGGCATCCAACAAAGAAGAACAAAGAAAAGTCCTCCCCTGCAGCAATGTGGTCGTAGATGACCGAGTTCTTCATACCCTCAGTAGTCCCCGCAATGGGGGGCACCATCAAAGTTGATATCTTCAGGTAATCAGCGCCATTATTGAAGGGCACAGAGGGCAATCTAGCCGAAGACATGCGTTTTCCGTTATAATACGGTATCTCCGTTTCGATCACTCCATTAACATACCGATCTGTACTAGCCAGACCGGCAAAGCCCTCCTGGGCAAAGTTTCTGCTCAACGCAGCCTGCATGCTGGTTGCATCTTGCGGAAATGGCGTCACTGCATTGGAGTATCCAGCGAAACCATTTCTTTGGGCGACTGCATATCGCTGCATGGACTTGCCTTGCAAGACCAATTTGTGACGCAGTCCGCCTCGCCACCCTGCATAGCAGGGCATCATAAATGAGATTGGACCATTATTGGCGAGGACGATTTGAAAGTCGTTTGGTCCATATTGCTCAAACCCTGCTGGATCAAATCCATAGTTATAGGGTAGAGCTGATATCGAAAGATCCCAAATTCCAGCATTGGGTGCCTCCGGTGAAGAAGCTGTATAAACCTTTGACATTGTGTACCTCCTAAAAAGTTCACGCAAAGACGTTACAGCCTCACCAAAAAACACCTGGTACTGTTGGTCGATTTCCGTCGATATCGGGGCGATCTCCTGGATCGCCGAGGCCTCTTCAGGCTTGTCAGTCATCTCATTTGTGGGTGCGGCATCGCTCTCCACTACTCCAGATTGGGGCGTGTAAGGCGAGTCCGAAGCCCGAGATGTGGTAGTCTTCAGAGGATATAGGCTCAACTTGTTCATGCCGTATGCGATGGGAGCGCCAAACTTGGCATCATCACACATGCTCACAAAAACATTAACTGCAACTGCAGAATCGGGAGCAGGCGAAACAAGTGGGTTAATAACGTCAATTTCCAACACACCATTCCATCTTCCGAATGAATCTGTCATTCTTCCGGTAGAACTAAAATCCACACCTGGATTCTTGCTCATTGGAACAGTGTTAAGGAAAGGCTCAGCTTGACCCCAACCTATAGTAATCTCAAAGTCGTCCTCCTCAGCTATATCTACCACTCTCGAATACGTTGTATTGTACTCGGGATTGGCCTGATTTGACCGAGGGTCCCAACGGATCAACAGCCTGCCTTTATGAAAGCTAGACTTAACGACTTGAAACCTAAATTTTATCGAACCTTGCCATTGGTCGAACATAGTTTGGATCATGGACATGGGCGTAGGATGAATTTCCACACCCTCCACACGGTAGAGCATAGGGCCAACTCGTGAATTCCACAGCAACTTGTCTGTAGTATCCGTTGGAGCCCAATTAAATTGGGTGAGATAACTCTCTCGTGTGACAATCGACTTGATGTCCATTTGATCTGCACCATCCAGACCAACTGTCCTGCTATCAATCGTAATCTCCTGCTTTGAATCTAATGTAAGACGTGCAACTGCGTCCGCCGCATCCGTATTGGCTAAATTGCCTGTAGGATTTGGTTTATACAGCTGAATGTCAGAAACAACAGGGGGTCGACTGTAGCCAAAATGGCGAGCTACATCCGCTCCAGCCCGAGCACATACTTCAGTAGCACGTGCGTAAGGGCCTATAAGTGGGGCGTCTGTGAGTGCACCGGCAGCACTAGCCACAGCCGAAGCTGTTGCTGAGATGATGCCTTTGCCATATTCGTCGCCAGAGTTCATGGCGCCTCTCTTACCGCTTTGTACAGAGTACTCGCTTGTAGGCATAGTTAGAGTGAGGTCCTCCGCCCAAGCATATATTGTTATGTGGACAGGATCATTCCCTTGGTTTGCGTGTTGTAAGTCCTGAAAAGACTTTAAATACATTTCGCCAAGATCTCTATACTCTAAGCCTGGCAGCGAAGCATAATTGTGGTTGTAGAAGAATGGTAATATCATCTCACCACCAGAGTTGGTTGACGGGTTAATGAAAATGTGTGGACGTTGTGAGGCTTGCACCATATCAACTTCCAAAAAATTTCGTATAACTGTCAAAGCATCTGTAGCAGACCACGGATTGTAGGCAAGCAGGGCTCGACCATAATGAAAGCCAGTTCCTGAAATCACTACCTTAACATGCAACTTCGTCCTCAGAAGCGCGTAGTGACTCATCTTTTCTTTGACTCTGGCATCCTCACACCAAAGCCTCCATGGGTTGAACTTTTGAAATAAAGGTTGACCAACCGACCATGTAAAGTCAGCTATTCTAACAGGTCTCTCTAAAAAGCTAGAAATAGATGACGGTGTCGTCGAAACGATATCCATCGTAGCATCTGTTCCAGCCTTAATTTCAGTAGTCCACCCCGGCTTCTGATCCGCAAAAGCCGTGATTGTTTGTTCCACATGGGTAGGTCTTTCTCCTTCCGTAGTTCCCACATTACCGGACTGTGGTTGATATCCGTATGGGTTTAAATTATGAATTATAAAATTAGTTATGCATTTATTAACACGGAGTATGCGCTCGCATAAGAGCACACCTCTGTCGTAACAGTTTTTGAGGTGATAGGCCTCTACAGTGAATACTGCAAACCACTACGGTTCTCATAGATATGAAGCGATATAAACATATGGTTGTTACCACACACACGAAATACACGTAAACCATACACATCCAACTATTTTTGATTCGTCCCTGGACTAACGATGACAGATAGTTCCGCCTCCGGACAGTTTTAAGACTTGACGGTCAAAGCCCCTTAAACGGGGGAAAACTTGTAGCCAGCTTCACTCAGAATAGGTATGAACTTGCTAGGACACACGAAGTGTCCAAAAGTAGCAATGATTTCAAAACCATCTTCTGTGTAGATAGCGCCGACCACAGTGGAGCGTGGGTCTAGGACATGAAGTGCAGTAGCATACTTCGTAGCCTGTTCCCGAACCTTTCGATACGCTCCAGGTCTGCCATTAATCGCCTTAGTTTCAATAACAATAGCGAAACGTGGATGAACATAAACCATATCTGGTCTACCAATATTGGGTAATAGAATAGGTTTCTCAAACACGGCAGGTTTTCCTAGCAACTCGATAACTTTCGTCTGCAATTCAGACTCAGTCGTACGAGTGCCAGCTTGGGGTGTGTATTGCTCTTTCCAAGCCTCTACACGGGTGTCGTAGTCATCCTCAAGACCACGAACATGTAATTCGCCCCTAGCGGCTATCATCTTCATCTGCGCACGTCTCTTTTCGAATATCTCCTCGCCATGGAAGAACCATTCTCTAAGAGCACCTTCAATATTCATAGCACTCACATCCTTAGGTGAAACAACCTTGGATTTAACAATAGAATGCAATGATTTGAAGATACTTGACTCATTAAGCATGCCAACATACACGCCCAACCTATCGTCAAATCTATCAGTGCGCTTCAAGAAATCAGCATCAAAACGTGACATAAATGGTACAGGGTCCGACTCTTTATCAGGCATAGTAAACTTCATGTCATTCTTGGCCAAATAATCAGCCATAGACACATGATTGAATCTATCATAGCCAACACGAACACTACCCTTAGCATCATCGCCATAGGTGGCTAATGAGACCAAGTCTCGAAATCGTGCTGGCCTGCCCAAGTCCAAATCCTTGCCAATACGCACCAGATCTTCACTGGGATACACAGACCTAAAAGCCAACCTGTGCAACAATGAATTGACAATACTATTCACATAAACTGTCATATTCTGGCCTGACGGGTTAGTTCCCAAAAATCTCATCAGGGTGCCGTTATAAGCCACAAGTGGCGTACACACCTCATGAGCAATGACAAACATACGCTTTACATCTTGCTGGGTATAGTTCCCAGACTTGATGGCCAACTTAATCATCACTGCGAATGCAGAAATGGTCAATTGAGCAGGCATACGTAAGTCATACTTTGAGTAATCCCCCGCAATGACACGATCATCGCCGAATTTAGACATAAACTGCGAGAGCTCATGCCATTCAGGGCCATGCGCATTAATTCCAACTGCGCACTCTGCTATCAAAGGATTGCAAGACAAAAATCTTCCAATGGGAAGAAAGTACTTCCTAATGAGAATTTGTAAGGCAATAGGGGCCGCCTGGAATACACGGACCTTATCCTTGTCCAATTTAGTGGGTTCATCCTTCAAAGAAGACCCAAATATTTGGTTCAAAGACTTGCCTTCGTCTGCCAACTTATAAAGTCTTTCGACCTCAGCCCATACCTCTGGTGTAAACGTCCTGGGACACATATGATCCTCCGTAGGTTCCAAGTCGATCAAATGATCTCTCTTGGGCCCATTAATGGGATAACCCATAGAGGTACCTGAAGCTAGAGCGTCGACAAAACGCTTGCCATCAATACCCGAAACGACTTCCACATCGTTAAGGGGCCTGATATCCTTTTTCCACAAGGCCGACTGTGACTCAAAGACTTCGTCGAGTTCAGCCAAGTAGTCATCGATAGCAACGTCCACTTCCTTAGGGTCAAACCCAATGGATGGTTTGGAACATACATCCAAGGAAGCAAACCAAGGTTTCCAGGTACCAGAGTCGATCTTTCCATCTGCTCGGGTTTCTGGATTCTTGAATTTAGGGGCACCCCACTGATTGGGCACACCACAGACCTCTTCCACAAGGTCTGAAATTGGAGTTTTTATCACTTCCGAATGATAGGTACTCCTACCTGTAACTTGCCCATAGACCTCAATGTCGCGCTTACCATCTAAAAAGTTGGTGGGGCACTTATAATGTGGCGTGGCACTAATGGCTATCTTCTTATTACAAACAACGTCCTCCAAGTCCTGAGATTGTGGTCCTGGGACGAAAGTGGCGCTGCGAGTGTGAAGAAGGCCAATAGCACGTTCGAGCTCAGGCTTTATCAAAGACATGCCACAACCACGAGGGGTATCGGCAACGCCTCCAATATGTACACCTATGATTGCACTCTTATTATTATCAGTGACAATAGGAGCCATACACATGCCATTAAAAGTATTCATACCGGACACTTGATAATGTGAACCGGAAAACACTTCGAAGCCGTTCGACAATGCTGGTACATACTGCCAAAAGAGGGAAGTGGTAAACGACTTATCTTCAGCAGTTAAACCAACCATAGCACAACTCAAAGGCATTTTGCACGGATCGTTCATGAAATAACCCAATATATCCTTCAACGGTGGTGAATTAGGAATATAAAGTAGAACAGCATCCTTGTTAGGAATTCTTTCTACTAGACTGGGATTCAACATAAAACGAAACACGTTGCCTTTATAATTGACTTTGGCTTCGCATGTCTCACGTGGCAGCAAGTGCAGTGGCATCATAAGCACGTGTGTACGCAACCATAGAGCATTAGAAAACTTACCGTCGACTTCAACAGTCGCTAATGACTTACTAAGGGCAGTGAGCCCTCTGTCAGCCAAACTATAATTCTTATCACTCTTGGGTAGCGTCCACGAACTCTTAGTCCACGGGTTAGCCTCAGCATCTCTGGCCTTGATTTCTTCGATACTCCTGGGTTGTAAAACCCCTTGAATGCTAATCGATTCCTTCAAGGCTTTGACGACTTGAACAACACCATATAGAACTGCGAGCCCGGCGAAGAGTCCACATGCGTAATGCACATGTTTCTCGCGCGCGGAAATAAATGCTTGGTGTAATGAGCCACGGCGCCTACTAATTTCTTTTATATAAGCATTTTGACGTGCCACCTGTAAATTCGATAATAATGACATGGTGTAAAAACCACCCATCACTAGAAAAAACATAAATGGCACAATGCCCATAAAGAAACTCATGATAACGCCGAAAGTGAAAAAACTCAAAATAGATCGATAGGAAGACCGAATATCTTCTTCAATATATTCTGAGCCATGCCATAAGACAAAGGGGCGCATATAGGGATGCTCCATGATACAGTCTGGCACCCAAGACGTCCAATAAGCATAAGGTGACTTCATAAACAAGTCACAAGCTTTGTACATCTTGTCAACAGCCAGATCCTCAAGTTTAGTTTCGAAAGCCAATTTTTTAAGACTAAAGTCCAAGGACGCTGCCTTAGACTTGTCAATAATGACTTTAGCAATACGATCACCAAACTGAGGTTCTATTTCACAGGAACAACCTTCAATGCTTTCCTGACACTCTTGGCACACAAAATCTTCGTCAATGTTAACGCTTGTTAACTCAGAAACTTCATCTATGGTTGCTGTAGAGCTTCCACAGGTGCAGTCGTGAGCACAAGCTTCACATTTCTCACAATATTGAACAATATCAGCAGGCTCGGAAAAAGCATCAACAATTTTACTTTGGGAAATGTGATGTTTCCTAACCTTACCTGTAAGATAGGTCATAAACTCAAAAATACTAATATCTTTGTGAGTAATCTCAAAATGACTAAAAGTCTTCTTACAGTGAGACGAGGCTACGGGCTTCTTAATATCAATCAACCAACAATCATTGACCTGTTTCAACGAACCAAATTTCTCAAGGACCTTATTCTCATCTAACATTCCGTCAGTTTCGAATTCAGGTCTAACCTTAAGCTCTATATGTGTATGAGCCCTCCTAACAACAGACATTGAGTTGTATGAACACAAACTTGCGTGCATGTCTTCAACATTTGTCGTAATGGACAAACAACCGGGTTCAATGGTAATTTTACCCTTATTCGCGAGATCTGCCATAACGGCATACTCACGAATGTTGTTGCAGATCTTGATAATCCAAT